TATCAAGTTAGCCCAGCGGCACCCACAGTGTTGAACTTGGCTATCTATCCAACTGATGCTTACACAGCAACAACGCTGTTGGCTCAGGCTAACACAAGCGCAACAGTTGCGTCTGGTGGTCAAAACTTGCAGTTGAACAGTGCAGCCGGTAACGCCGTGTTCACTTCAGCCGCAAGCAACTTCGCTCCAGTCTAATCATAGACTCTGCGATCGCAACCCTGGATGTAAAAAATCCAGGGTTTTTTGTTGGCTGTAAATACAGCCATGCCAACAAGAATACGTGTGACTACTCAATTTGACTGCACTACCACAGGAGTCACAGGACATTTTAGAACCAATGTGTTACCATTTGATGATCGAGAAGGCCAAAGTGTGACTGATTTAGAGACCTGGACCAGATCTAGAAACCAACAACGTAACTGGGAAACCATACTACAGATCATTGGCTTGTATACACAAGCACAAGATATCACACCCACAGAACATACTGACGGAAAATGGCAATTTGAATTCTCCACTGACTTTGATGATGTGTTCAGTTCCCAAGGTGACCCATTGGGCTTGTTAAAAACAGCCTGCCGTGGTGTACCTATGTTTTATAATCTAGACACCCAACCCAAAACTGCTCAGTTGGACCCGGATCAGAACATTGAATTCACCATAGTGGACCATAAATAATAGATTGGAGCACACATGGTTGACACAACTGATATCGAAAAGAAAAGTCTTGAAGCCCACGTTGAACTATGTGCTCAACGCTATACCGCTTTAGAGCAACGTATTGACGATGTCAAACAAGACACCGCAGAATTAAAAACCACCATTCAAGAAGTACATAGATTGGTGCATAAAATGAGTGACAGTCGTAACACACAATTGATTGGCTGGGGAGTGGGAATCATTGGATTCTTGACAGCAGTCATAGGATACTTGGTCACTCACTACGTACTAAAATGAAAACCAGTCAAAAACTTGCGGCACTTGCTGAGCAAGAATTGCCTAAATTACTAGATCATGTGATTGTGGCAGACGGCGAGAAATACCGTGTGTTTGGCTCATATGTGTTGCGTCAAACCGTACAGGGCTATACACTGACCTATCAAGACCGCCCAGTAGGCACATTTACCAGCACCAGAAGCGCCGTGGCCTGGTGCATAGCCGACAAAAATCGCCAATATCGCTTGGCTAACGAAATACAACACTTGGATTTTACTCTGTTAAGACTACGCAACGATATTGAAACCCGTAGCGGGCAAGCCCAAAAAAGTTATGGAAATTTTTGGGAAACAGTCAGTGCCAAAGCCGCACACAAAAGATCACAAAGCCAGCAGATAGAAAATGAATTAACAAAATGTATAAATTCGGCTAAATACTGGCAACTTCGAGGAAGCAACAATGAAACTGCAAGAACTGGCCGTAACACGCCCTACAAAACAAATCGCTAAAGTATTCGAGAGTCACTTTGACCAACGCTTATCTTTTGATTCAATGAATCGCAACCAAGTGCGTGGCATGCTCAATCGTGTGCGTGGCCTGGTCAACGAACACCGTGCAAGCCCTGCATTTCATTATAGCGAAAAGAATCCTGCCTATCTCAAACTCATGATGATGGAACAGGCTCTAACACAACAATTGCAAGAGTTTGGTGCTACTCCAGCCACTGGTGCTCCAGGCGCTCCTGGTGCTACTGCCGCTTTGTCTACTGTACAACAACAGCAGAAAAAGAAACAGATGCAGGACGAAATCAAACAAAAGCAAAAAGAAATTCAAGACTTGCAAAAGGCCATGATGAACCCGACAATGGCAGCAGAAAACAACACAGGCAACTTCTTGCGTGAATCAGAAATTCAACAAGCACAAGTTGTGTTGGCCGCACAAGACATGGTCGACCGTGTGCAGAAAATGCTGGAAGACACAACAGAAATGCAATTTAAAGAATTACCTGCCTTGGTTGATTCTATTAAAAATGAAGTTGGTATGGATCAAGCCGCACAGTTTAACGCAGATGCTGCCGCCGCACTGTCGGGACTTGTACAAAATCTACAGGCCAGCAAAGGTCAATTGGAAGCCGCACTGGGTGTGGTAACTGGTACCGGTGGTGGTGCTGTTGTACCTGGAGCCGAAATGGGCGCAGACATCGGTGCTGAAATGGGCGCAGACATGGGTGCCGAACTAGGCGCAGAGGCTGGGCTTGATGCCGCTGCCGCTGATGCAGGCGCTGAACTTGAACCAGAACCCGAAGCCACTACACCAGCCGCCAGTTTGGGCCGCGGACGTAGATAATGCGTATCGACGAAGTTGGCAACGGCCGGTCAGATGACACAGCCGCTCGACTTTTAGGCTTGGCTGAATTCCTGTTGGGTCGTGCAAAAGACACAGGTGGCCAAAAACAAATCGGCATGCAGACTTTTTTAAATCTGGCCAAAAATATGCAGATCGATCTTACGCCCGAAATTCTTCAAAACATGGCCAGCCAGGCACCACTGAGTGGAGTGTTCATGCCCATTGAACCCAATTCCGGTGTGATCAAATTCAAAGGCAACGATTCTGGTCCTGTGCCCATGCCAGTAAACAAGGCGCAAGACATTGTTGCCTCTGCGGCAAAACGGGCAATGAAATAAAACTCAAATGTAGTCAACCATTAGTTGACACAACCGGTTAAATAGTGTATACTCAACTGTAGGAGGCATATATGAAACTGCGTAAATTAAGAGATAAATTATATCAAGCAATCTTCAAACATGATAGTGCTAAAGAAAAAAAGATTTGGTTCAAGATTCTTCGAAAATCTACCAAACACAAACACACCGAGGACATACGATAATGGCATATTCAGACCGAGTGATTGATCACTATGAGAATCCACGTAACGTGGGTAAATTTGAAATTGACGACACTGTCGGTACAGGCATGGTAGGTGCACCTGCTTGCGGTGATGTTATGAAACTACAGATCAAGGTAGGCAGTGATGGCATAATCACCGATGCAAGATTCAAAACATATGGTTGTGGAAGTGCAATTGCCAGCAGTTCATTGATCACAGAGATGGTAAAAGGCATGACCCTGGACCAAGCAGGCAAGATCAAAAATAGCGACATTGCTGAAGAACTGGCTCTACCACCTGTGAAAATTCATTGTAGCATCCTGGCCGAAGACGCCATCAAAGCCGCAGTAGCAGACTATCGCAAAAAACATTTGCAGTGAAAAGTGTAAACTGTTGGTTCTCTGATGATCAAAAATTCCTTGCCAACTGGTTCAAACACGATATAACCTGCACCGAATACTGGGTTAATTTACACGAAATTAATCTTCAATGTCTTGAACAAATCACTAAATCTGCCAGTCAAATTGTGTTTTATGATTGGACTCATGCTGATCCCAAGATGTCATCATATTGGACTAATTTGGTTGAGTACGCCAACAACAAATGCGATACTATTTGGTACACCGTAAATCAATTACCAATAGATAATTTACCTGTTAAAAAGTTTGATTTTTATTGGAATCGTTGCAAATCTAATCATGCACATGGTCACTGGCGCTGGAGATACAAATGTACAGGTGAAGAGTTGCCGCATCATCCATTGCATTGGCAGCCGAGAACGCACAAATATCTCAGTCTAATCCGCAGACCTAACAACTATCGAGACCAATTATATAAATTTTTAGAATCTTTTAAAGGTTTTTCCAGTAACAAATCTAAAGGACATATCTTAGAATCAGATATTGGAACAGAAAAGGATGTCTTGAATGGTTTAAATGTACCACCTGCTAAACATTATTTTGACAACAGTTATGTGAGTTGTCAGGTGGAAAGCCAACATCTCACTGGAGGATCAGTGGTATTCAGTGAAAAAACTTACGATCATTTGATTCAGGGCCGTTTTGTTTTGAACTTTGGTCCACAACATTTTTATCGCTGTCTCGAACAACAAGGATGGAAACTCTGGCAAGGAATTGACCTTGCATGGGACTCTGTTGAGTACGATGCTGTTAGATGGCAAGGATATGTTGACACATTGAAACACATCCTTGAATTGAGTACGGCTGATTTACATGATCTTTTTTTGTTAAATAAATACAACATAGAGCACAATTGGCAAATGCTCTATGATAAACCTTATGATATCCTTAACTGACACAGCCAGAAACAAAATACAAAAATTAGTCACAGCCAAAGGTTACGCTGGTATTCGTCTTGGGGTAAAAACTACAGGTTGCAGTGGCCTTGCTTATGTGTTAGAATACGTTAAAGAATACACACCTGAACAGTATGTTATTAACTACGCACAAAATGATTTTGTGGTATTAGTAAATCAAAAAGACAATGTGTATCTTCAAAACATGACAGTAGACTATGTGCGTCAAGGCCTCAACGAAGGCTTTGACTTTTCAAATCCCAATGAACGTGATCGCTGTGGTTGCGGAGAAAGTTTTAGAGTTTAATTTGTACAATCCAAAATTTGATTATCAACCAATTCCTCGCGTGACAATAGAGGGTAAGCGTTACTATGCCACCCCAGATGGCAACAACTTACCCAGTGTGACCACAATCCTGGACCGAACAAAACCCCCAGAAAAAGTTGAAGCACTTGCTCAATGGCGACGTCGTGTGGGCGCAGAAAAAGCACAACAAATCACAACCGAAGCCGCCAATCGTGGCACACGTATGCATACCTATCTTGAACAGTATGTCAAGGAGGGAGCGATCAAAGAGCGCGGATCAAATCCTTTCTCCTGGCCCAGCCATGTGATGGCAGAAACTGTGATCAGAGATGGACTTAAAAATGTTACAGAATTTTGGGGTATTGAAGTTCCCTTATACTTTCCCTCCATTTACGCAGGCACAACAGATGGTGCAGGTATACACTTAAATGAAGAAAGCATATTAGATTACAAGCAAACCAACAAGCCCAAAAAGCGTGAATGGATTGACGATTATTTTGTACAACTGTGCGCCTACGCAGAAGCACACAATGAATTACACGGCACAAAAATACGCAAAGGTGTTATTTTGATGTGTGTCAAACCCGATCTAGATGAGCAACACAATATCATTGGAAAACCCGAATACCAGGAATTTGTGTTAGAAGGTGCAGAATTTGATCGTTACCGAGATCTATGGTGGCGAAAGGTCGAGCAGTACTACATGCTAAATACATGATAGCAAGAGGACAACCACTGTGGCAATTGTACAAGTATCCCGAATAACAAACCGTAAAGGCCTAGAAGAAAATCTACCGCAATTGGCCGGAGCCGAACTAGGTTGGGCAACAGATGCCCGCAAATTATACATTGGTAATGGCACACTCGAGGACGGCGCTCCTGTAATTGGTAATACTGAAATTCTTACTGAATTCAGCGCAGTGCCTTTTCCAACTGCTGTGACTCTAGCAGATAATACAGCATCGGCCACCACAGCATTCAGTCTTGCGGCCAACACCGCAGTGATCGCTTATACCATCATTAGAAACACTGCACTCAGCGCAGGAACTATTTTGGTGGCCGCTTCAGGTGCTGGGGTAGCATTTAATGCCACTGCACAAACAGTTGGTACTACCGGCATAGTCTTGAGTGCAATCTATGCTGATGATCTAATTCAAATACAGTATACCAGTACCTCCACTGGGTCAAGTGCCCAACTAACATACGCAGTTACAATCTCATCCTAATGTGGCCTGCTACCTTTGAACAGCGCCTGCATGCGTGGGGTGTTCTTCGTGAATCAATCCGATACGCACCATTACCACAAGCACTTGCGGACATCAATGCCTGGTGGTTTCACGCACCCTGGCGAGCCTATCATTTGCACTGGGATGATCAGGTCGTTTGGCCAGATCCCTGGCAATTATTGAGTGATAATCTCTATTGTGATCTTGCTCGAGGGCTGGGAATCCTGTATACTATTACTATGTTAGATCGACCTGATCTGCAGGATTTGTTATTGGCCGAGACTGAACAGGGGAATTTAGTCCTGGACCAGGATCGGAAATATATACTGAATTGGGACTCAGAGCAGGTGTTAAATATCAATCCGGGGCAGATCAATGTCCGTCACAGCATTACGCAAGAGCAAATAAAACAACAAATTAGGTAACAATGAAGCAAATTACAGTACAAAAACGCAGTGGTCGCCGCGAGCCGCTAGCGTTGGAAAAATGGCAGGCACAGATAGCCAAGGTATGTGCAGGCATAGCAGACGTGAGCCAGAGCATGATTGAGATCAAGGCACAACTGCATTTTTATGATGGCATTACAACTAACGAAATTGATGGTATCACATTACGAGCAATAGTGGACTTGATTGACGTAGAATCAAATCCCGACGTTGGACACACCAACTATCAATATGTAGCAGGCAAACAACGACTATCAATGTTGCGTAAAGATGTCTACGGATCATATGATCCTCCCCACTTGTATGAGATTGTAAAGAAGAATGTGGCCACTGGCCTATACACTCCTGAACTGCTGGAGTGGTACAGTGAAGACGACTGGAATCGTATGGAAGACATGATTGATCATGCCAAGGACGAACAGTACTCATATGCGGCGGTGGAACAACTGATTGAAAAGTATCTTGTGCGTAACAGAAGCACAAAAGAAATTTATGAAACGCCACAAGTGCGTTACATGATTGCGGCTGCTACGGTGTTCCACAAGGAAGAACCCAACACAGCCCGTATGCGTTACATAAAGGAATACTACAATGCCGCAAGTGATGGATTGTTTACCCTTGCTACTCCCGTCCTTGCTGGTCTCGGTACCCCTACTAAGCAATTCAGTTCGTGCGTACTCATTCGCAGTGATGATGACCTGGATAGTATTTTTGCTAGTGGCGAGATGATGGCCAAGTATGCCAGCAAGCGAGCAGGCATTGGTTTAGAAATTGGACGCTTACGTCCGCTAGGTTCGCCCATACGTGGCGGCGAAATCATGCACACCGGCATGATACCATTTTTAAAGAAGTGGTTCGGAGATTTACGCTCATGCTCACAAGGAGGTATTCGCAATGCAAGTGCTACTGTATTTTATCCCATTTGGCATCATCAGTTTGATGATCTTATCGTTCTTAAGAACAATCAAGGAACAGAAGAAACCCGTGTCCGGCACATGGACTATGGGGTTGTTCTTTCCGCATTTTTCTGGAGGCGATTCAAGAATAAAGAAAACATAACTTTCTTTGATCCCAACCAAGTACCTGAACTGTACGAAGCGTTCTATGCCAACACCGAACGTTTTGAAAAACTCTATGTGGAATACGAAAAGCGTCGGGACCTGCGCACTAAGACCATGAGTGCTGAAGAAGTATTCAAGTCAGGCATACTCAAAGAGCGCACTGACACAGGACGTATCTATCTTGTGTTTATTGACAATGTTCAGAATCAAGGACCGTTTGATACTGAATATCACACCATTTACCAGAGTAACCTTTGCTGTGAAATCTTACTTCCTACAAAACCTTTTAAACGCTTGGACGACGCCGAAGGCCGAATCGCTTTATGTACTCTTGGATCGATCAACTGGGGTGCGTTTCGCAATCCTGAAGACATGCGTCGTGCTTGCAGAATTCTGCAACGCAGTCTCTGTAACATTCTCGACTACCAAGACTTCCTGTCGATCCAGAGTCAGTTATCAAATGACGAAATTCAGCCGCTTGGTATCGGCATTACTAACCTTGCTTACTGGCATGCCAAGCGAGGACTGCAATATGGTAACAAAGACGCTCTTGGAGAGGTCAAATCTTGGATGGAACACCA